CCTGCAGTCATCTCGCGGATAACCTGAGGCTTAGAACACCAACCGCATTTACTGTGGGCCATGCGGGATATATCAGACCTAGTGATACCTATGTCTTTTAACTCTGCATTGGAGTGGAACCTTAGCTGTGCTTCTGCTTTATCAGCTAGTCTGTGGTATCTGTAGTCTTTCCACAGCTGTGCTATGTTCTTAGTATTCATTACTAGGTTCTACTCTTCTCTGTATTAAAAGGGGGATACCATCCCCAACCATTGCAGGATGATGTAGGACCTATAGTCCCTGTATCTCGCTGTGAGCTATAGGTCCTACAGGAACTATAGACCTATAGTACCTATAGAACTCTACAGCTCTACCTACAGTACCTATAGGGTGTTAAAGGGGGGGGGTTTCCTTCCCCTTCCTCTATGGTGCAACCTAATTAAAAGGTGTTACCACTTCATCCCCTTTTGGAACCCATCTGCTAGGTGTCCTGTAATGACTGCTAGGCCCATAGAGGCTGATTGTCTTACCTTATCTACCTCTGCCATGAGCATCTCTTCCCTACGAGCACCTATACGAACTTCAGCATCCTGAGACATTGCATCTACCCAGTATTGAACTGCCATAGCTAGGGAGTCTAAGCGGTCATCGTTAGACAATGCCCCTCTCTCTGCAGTGATACGGGTTAGCTGATACATGAGTTGGTATCTTAGGGCTTGTTCAGGTGGGAGGTGTTGTGTGCTTTCGTAGTCTCTCTTAATGAGCTTCTTATCCATCACCAGCTTATGTTGGTTCATCACAGGTTCTAGTACATCGATGATGCGCTTCTCTTTTTGTGTATTGTGACGTACCTCACCCATAGTGACTGGGTGTATCTTTGCTAGGATAGGCATCATGAGTTGGTTGAACATACCATCACCAAAGTTACTCTCGACGATAATCTCGTTAACCTTCTCTTCCTTAGCAATCATAGCAAGTTTCTTGAGGGCTTCCTCAGAGTACCCACCAGTTACCCCGCCGCACCTACGGACATATAGGAAGCCATTAAGCATCTTTACGACTGCATACCCCGTTTCATCCTTACCGCGTCCTGAGGGGTCTATGGACATCACTGAGCCGCTGTATTCTACGAATTGATCTGAGATATACATAGGCTTGTGGTAGTAGTCTCCGTTGAAGGCTACATTCGGAAGTTCCTGCACGACATACTGGTCACCAGAAGCCCACACGACCTTCTCAGGAGCCTCCTCAGTGGGTATGTCCATCACTACTAGGTCAGACACCTTCAGAGGGTATCTTTCGGCATCAGAGAGCCTTGTATCGAGCATGAACTGTAGGGCGAAACCTGACCTACCGTAGGATGCTTCACGTTCTGCTAGGTCGAAGTCATCAAAGCGGTCAGGGTCTGTAGATTTCCCTAGTAACTCTGGGGCATTCTTCAGTGATTTAGCCACTCTAGGCGCCAATTTATCCCCTAGAGAAACCAATTGGTCTTCATTAGGATACCTAGCAGGCCAGATGCGTACCTTATACCCACGATCTGGGAGCTTATTGTATAGGCTCTCTTGGTTCTGTGGGGTGCCGAGGTAGATAATACGACCATCAGGCTTTAGGATAGCATCAAATTCTTTAACAGCCTCTGAGAGTTTATCTCTCATCCCCTGTGTCATGGAGTTATTGGGTACTTCTATGTCATCTGCAATCAATACGTCAGCTCGGGACCCTGCAAGTTGCCCTGAGATACCCACACTCTTTACTGAGGGGGCATGTGAGGCGTTAGCGGGTGCTACGTCGAAGCTAATCTTTGATTGTCTCTGATCTGATCGAGGGATGAGGTGCTGAAGTATAGGCATCTCGTTAATCAGTCTAAGGGTGAAGGTTGTGAAGTCATCAGCTCGTGACTTGGAAGCGGATACTACCAAGATGTTTAGCTGTGGGTTCATATAGAGGAGCCACACTGCATATGCTGATGTAATCCAAGATTTCCCTACGCCTCGGAAAGCCTGAACGATGATACGTTTCTCACCGTCTTGTATGTGCTTTGCGATGTCGTATTGGACTGGCGTAGGGACTGGCAGGTTGAGGTGTTGCCAACAGACGAACAGGAATTTGCGGAAGTCGCTTAGAGGGTCCTGCGTCCGTGGCACACCTAATGAGGTTCTATCTGGAAACATATGATTTAATGGCGCATTTCTGATGTATCCGCATCTTCATCGTTGAAGTTCGGAAGGTTAGCTACAAGGTCACCGAGGGGGCTATCGTTTGTAGGGATAGCATCGATGTTATTATCCTTGAGGAACTGTCGGGCTACGTTCAGGTCCGAAGACTTAGCTTCAGGGTCCTGAATGCGAAGCAGTAGGTTTTCTGCAAGGGTCTTATGCAGAAGCTCCATCATTTCTTGTTGTGTCATTTTGATGTTCCTTTGACTTTCTCGAATGTCCTAAGACCACCGAGGCCTAAGAGGGAAAGTACGAGGGTCATGAGTTGGTCCCCTGCTAAACTTGGGAGTTCTGCGGGGAGCGTTAGGTATGCGTTAATCAGGCCTGCAAATGGTTTGACTAGGAACTCATAGCCCAAGCCTAGGGCAGCGACCCAGCCAATAGCTGGACGCCAGCCAGCAACGAATATTGAGCGATGCTTAGCACCTTCGATATTCGCCACTGCTTGGAGCATATGAGGTTGCTGCATTAGTGTAGCTAGTTTTAGCTTTGCAGCTTCCCGCTCTTCATCAGATGTGAAGAGGTCATCTAAACCTTTCGCAAGCCCATCGACGATACCGCCGAGAGGATTGAGGTTCATGTTATTTCCTTAGATTAATTTTCAGCTAGTAGGGTGGCAAACCAGAAGAGGCCTGCGGCTCCTCCACAAAATACCAATATGGAAAGTGATATAGTTATGGAGTAGAATATCTTGTCTCGCTGCTTGGCTTGGGCATTTAGTAAGTCAGCCCGTCTTTTCCTAGCTGCGGCTTGTTCTCGCACCACGGTGGCCCACATATTCGGTGGACCATATAGCTGGCAGATAGACCTTAATTCGTCCATTGCCTCTTTATGCCTCATTTTAGCCATACTGATTGCGAAGCCTTCTTCTTCTGTAGAAGAGAGCCTACGCAGTGGTCCTTTGTGGCGACCACTTTCAGCAAGGCTAATATCTGCCTCTAGTTTTGCAAGTTTACCGAATGCAGGGAGAACAGCACTAACATCTCTACCAGCTTGGACTGCGCTGCTTATACTGCCTGCTATAGTGCTTACCGCCGAGGCGAGTGCTAATACTTCAATCATTGAGTTTTATCCTCCCCTGACAATTGAAATTTGGGGACACCCTGAACACCCTGTCGTACCAATGGGAGTTGGTTCCACAAAAGTAATAGCACCTCTTGTGAAACCAACTTCCTTGACCGTTGATGAACATATGGGCGTACCCAACGAACACCAGAGTGCAGAGCACCTAGGGTTTTTGGGCCATCTTCTCGACAGCGCCTCGAATGTGTTGAATGTTTTCGTCAATACGAGCCATGCTTACTGCTTGGCTTTGTACCATTGTCTCGACCTTCGACACTCGCTCAGAGAAGTTCATTAGCTTCTCGTTGTTCTGCTGGATATCCGCCATCATCATGGACACTGTCCATACGATTGCAGCAGCTTGTGTCATAAGGCCGAGCAAGAGAGTTGCGGGGACACTTCGGGATATGTGCCAACCGTCTTGGTCTTTCATTACTCAGGCTTAGTGGGCCAAGTAATGTCTGCTGGGAAACCCGCCTGCTGTGGTACACCCAGTAGGTCAGTCCTGTACTGTGACCACTCAGCCTGTTTGTCAGACGTAAGGTCAGCCCAGCGAAGTGGGTTAGACACCAGTGGGTCAACCTCTGTGGTCAAACGATTGTCACGATCTGCACGAACCTGTGCGGCAGCGGCTGCATCTAGCTCTGCCTGTGTAGGCGGAACATATGCTGCGAAGCCTGTGCCGATCAGAGCCATGACTGCATCATTGTCAATCGTGGTGTCTGTATCGGCAGGGTTAAGAGTGTAAGGTATCCAGCCGTGCTGTGGATGGTTAATCTCTACGTTCATGCGAAGGTTATCCGCTTGAAGGGACGCCGCATTGCGAACTTGTGTGATTGTTATAGTCATTATGAAATCCTTACAAAAAGTGTAGAGGCTTCTTCATTTGTAAAACTGTCTGCCTTAATTCCCATACAGCGCCAAGACCCTGATGATATGTTTGTCCCGCCCGTGTTGCCAAAGGCGTTGGTTGGTCTTAGTGCGTATGTACCAGCAGCAATCACTTGGCCTTGGGTAAATGCGGGGCTTCCTCTGTACTGAGCAAATACATAACTCCCAACAGCACCAAGGTCTGTACTACTACCAGCCCCACTTACAATATTTACAAGGTTCCTACTATCATCAATAACCGTAGTACCGTTTACTTTAATCGCCATCTTCGTGTTCCTTCACTATTAGCGTAGAGATTACCAAGGAAGCCCAGCGGTAGTCGTTGGGTTCAACTCAGCTTTGATCTGATCCGTAATGCTTGCTTCAACGTCAGCACGGACGACTGTATCCCAGACCCAAGCAAGCACTGTGTCTTGAGTTAAGCTGTCGAATGCAATGAAGTCAGATGCAGATGCGTCAGGTGTGCATGAGGTTGTGCCATACTGACCAACCGAAGCCTCCCCATCCACGCCATCGCAGCGCCAGTGGACTACTGTCACACCGCCGTCTGCTGTTGTGCGCTCAAGGTTTGCTACAGACCATGTAAATGTTACAGCCATAATTATTCTCCTAGTTT